TAAATTGCCAAAAGCATTTGCAAAATGGGATAAACCGACACGTGATCCCAATGAATTTGCTAAATCACTTACTCCGATGTTGGGCGCTGCTCTCGACAGATGGGTTTATATGATGGGGACTCGTAAGCTCATGAAAACAAGAAAGTTTGTCTCCCGTGACTTTCGTTTTGAAAATATTCCTCTCAATGCTTCTAGTGGTCCTAGGTCTGGCCCGAGGTTGGTTATGCCCCCCGATGAGGCTTGCAAATGCTTCCGCATTTATTCATCTGTCGGTAAGAAGGTTGACCAGCTTGATTATTCTATAGACCAGTATATAAAAATGGTGGAACAGGCTAGGGTTGGCGAGGTTGATCTGCATGACCATGGTTTTGACAATAACTTGAAGGCTGAGACTGCGAACTCTGCGAATGAGCGTACCAAAGCTGATGCAGAGGCAGTTCATATGAAGGGCCGTCTCTTCGTGAATGGGTTTCTTTCAGGTATCTTACTTGAAGCTCATGTGTCGAAGTTGAGGATGATGTTTGAGAGAGGTCCTGCTATTAGAATTGGCCAGGTCTGGTGGTATGGTGGAGGTGAGGAGTTCATGAAAGATATTGGTATAGATGACCCTGACATGGTTTTTGGAGATGGTGATGTTAGACACTTTGATACATCAATTAACCGTGTCCTTATGCAGATATACATGGCGAGTTCTGGCATATATTATGATCTTGATAAAGCTGACCCTGAGAGTGAAGTATATAAGCGTTTATTGAGGGCAGCTACGCGTTATCTTGTTGTTAGAGTTACCCATTTTTTTAAAGAGGAGTGGCGCATAGTTATAGGAGGTATGCCTTCTGGGTCGTTGAATACATCCCATGGAGATTCTTGGATTTTGGGGTTTTTAGTATGCCTTTTTATTGAGTATACGTACCAGACGAAACCTCCTAGACGAAGAAGAATTAACGCATGTTTTTATGGAGGAAAGATTAAAATTGTCGTCTATGGAGATGATCACGTCTTAGGGGTTTCCAGGTCAATATGGGATATAATAAATGAGAAGGAATTTGCTAAATTTCTTTGGAAATTTTGGGATATGGAACTGCGCGATATTCGTAATTCCGTTCCTGGGTTGTCTGTTTGTGATCAACGAACAGGGACTGTTAAGGAGGCAGGAGTAATTTTTCTTCAGCGTTATTTTATCCCCAGGCCTTCATATTTTAATAACCATGATAATGTTGCTGCAATTGTACCTTTTCGTTCGTACTGGAAATATGCTTGGAAGATACCTTTTTCATCCGACGGTTCGAAACGTGATACTATAACTACTCTTATTGCATGTATCGGTACGGCATATGACAGTATGGGCACGAATTTACTTGTTCATGAGTATGCTAACTTTGTGTTTGGAGCTATAAAAGAAATAGAGAAGCTTGATGATATAACTGTTAAGAGAAAAATGCGTGCAAGAATGACTGAGGAATCTCGAGATATAACAAAAATTCAGCG